GGGCCGGCGGCGGCGGAGAGGGCGGGCATGGGCGAGGTGGCGGAGTCGAAGACGATGTCTCTCTCCAACGCCCTCGTCGCCGCCGCCCTCGCCCTCGCCTCCCTCGCCACCGCGGCCAGCCGCTCCGCTGCAGCCCCCGCCACCGATGCCGCCGCCATCTTGGCCATCTGCTTCTGCCGCGCCGCTTCTTGGAAGTCCCGCAGCTCCTGCTGCGCGTCGTGAAGCTGCCTTTGTAGCGACACCACGCGCTCAACCATCGGAGCGGCCGCCAGCCTTGCTGCCTCCTCCTCCGCCGCCACCCTCGCCGCCTCCTCCGCCGCGACCCTCGCCGCCTCCTCCTTCTGCAGCTCTGCCCGCCGCCGCGCCACCGCCTGCTGCTGCCGCTGCCGCTGCTCGGTGGCGGCCTTCTCATTCCCCGATCGCACCCTATCGATCACATTATTCATACTATATGGCATACTATATATATAAGTAAATAAAATTATTAATTTTAGAAATAATATTTTAAATTTAAAAAATTATTTCTAAAGTTCATTATACTTGATGAGAGAAAAAATTGATTTTAAATTTAATTTCTAGTTTAAATTTAAAATCTAGAGTGAAAGTAAATCTAATTAATGGAATTATTTCCATTATTGGTTGTTTTACCGCCTGAATTAATCAAGATAATTTCAAAATTTATAAAAATTGATAGAAGTAAAGAGATTATTTGTAAACATTTTCAATATCATTTAATAAAAAAAAAAGTAATAAATGATGTAATTTTTGACTTTTGCTATCCTATTGATTTATCATTTGTTATTGATACAAATATTAAAAATTTAAAATTTTTGATTGATAATCGTCTTGGTAGATATTATAACCGATATTTTTGGTCTTCTTTATTAGCATTAATTAGTGATAGATTAATGAATCAATATGTTTATTTAAATTTATCTAGTGAACTAGAAAATCGTAAACAAAAATATAAAAATTTAAATAAATTAATTGCTTTGTGGTTTCAATTATGTCAAAAACATAATATGATTTTAGATTTAACTTATTATGATTTTAAATCACGAAAAGCATGTGAACCAATAATTAAACCTGCTAGACATTTAAATTTGATCAAAAGTTTTCATAATTTAGTTTATCCGCCTTCTATAATTTATACTATGAATACTATGTTGTATTTTAATAATAATTATAATAATATTCCTGTAAATGTTGTTTTAGCATTTGTTTGAATAAAATCCTAAAAAAAAATTGATATAAAAATTTTTTTTTAGTAAATTGTATACAAATTACAATGACTTGCAACATTTGTTGCGAAAAATTTAATAAGTCTCTTAATGCTAAAGTTATATGCCCAATAACTGCTTGCAGTTTTGAAGCATGTAAAACTTGCGTTAGAACTTATTTGCTGAATACTACAAATGATCCACATTGTATGAGCTGCAAAAATCAATGGGATACTAAATTTCTTGTTGAAAATTTAAATAGAAATTATATGGAAAATGACTACAAAAAGCATAGGAAACAACTTCTTGTTGATCGTGAAATTAGTAGAACACCCGAATTAATGAATCTTGTTGAAGTTACTAAGCGTGTTGAAGATAAAAATCAAGAACTTAATCAACTTATTGAGCAACATGCAGCAATTAAAAAGCAATTGATAGAAATTACTAGAAATTTGAATGAAAAACGTACTGAAATTTATCGTATCAAGAATGGTGAGGATACAACTGTTGAACGTAAAAAATTTATTATGCCTTGTCCTGCTGATAATTGTAAAGGATATTTATCATCACAGTACAAGTGTGAAGTCTGTAAATTACATACATGTCATCACTGTTTTGAAGTGATTGGATATTCAAAAGATGATCCTCATACTTGTCAACCAGATAATTTAAAGAGTGCTGAATTAATTAAGAAAGAAACTAAACCATGCCCAAAATGTGGTGTAAGAATTTTCAAGATTTCTGGATGTGATCAGATGTGGTGTACTGAATGCAAGGTTGCATTTAGTTGGAATACTGGAAAAATTGTAGTAAATCAAAATATTCATAATCCGCATTATTACAATTATCTTCGTGAAAATGGATTGACACCTGGAGCCGCACCAAGAAATCCTGGAGATCAAGTTTGTGGGGGGCTAATCGCATATTATACATTCAATGGATTTACTAGATTTTTGTCAAGATTTAATCATAAAGATTGGTTAGATATTTTGATTAAAGATTGTGTAATCAAAAAATTTGTAGATGCTAATGCAATAACTAGTTTCAGTCAAATTATTAGATTTATTGGTAATTTGCATAGATTTGTTAATCATATTTCAAATGTTGATGTGATTAATTTCAGAAATAAAGTTAGGAATCTGGGTAATTTTGATAAAGATACCGTAGATTATATCTTGAATCGTAAGACAAAAACAGAACTTGCTAATCAAATTTTCAAGAATGATAATAACAGGAAGAAATTTGCAGAATTGTTAAATGTTTATGAACTGTTAAATGTTGTTGGTATTGAACAATTGAATGGACTTTATGATTATTATACGACAACAAATACTAAGAAATTTGATAAAAATCTAGATAATGAATTTACAAATTTAGTTAGACAGATTGTTGAACTCATTGATAACTATAATACATTGATTACTTATTGTAATAAGCAACTTATTGTCATTAGTTATACATATAATCAATCTGTTGGATTGATTGGTCATCATAATGATAACTATGCTGTTAAATCTAAGAAATGTAAGCAGTCAGATTTAGATGAATATAAATCAGTAAATAATAATAGTGAAGCGTCATGTAGTTATCATTGAATTAATTTTAAGGAGAGTTTTCTACAGATGTTAACATTTCTTCTAAATCTGCTAAAATGGTACTTTGATAATTATCTATTTCAGACTGTGCCATATATTCATTTTCTACACCTATTTCTAGTTGCAATTTTACTTCATCTTTTAGTATTTTAGCATCTTTTTCACGTTCTTTTAAATTTTTTTTATCAAAATTTTCTAAAGGCATATTTTCTAGTGCTTCTATTTCTTGTAACAACTCTTGAAAGTGTTCTTCATCAAATAATTTTAATAACTCTTTCATTGCTTTTTTGGATGCTTTCAAGCTTTCTGAAATTTTTTTTCTATTATCAATTTGTTGTTGTAATTCTTGTTTTAAAATATCATTAATTTTTGAAATTATATCATCATTTATTTTTAATTCTATTGTTTTACCATCTAATTTGTGTGATAAACTACCTTGAGTTTTTAAGAATTTTTCTAATTGTTTATTAACTTTTTTTCCGGTAGCTTTTCTAAAGTTACGAGATTGTGATTTTTGTTTTGATTTAGTTTTAGTTTTTGTTTTAGTTTTTGTTTTGTTTTTATTTTGCTTTGTTTTTTTATCTTGCATTTGTTATTAATTTATAGTTATATTTTAAATTTATTGATAAAAAAAATTTAGTAATATAAGTAATTTGTTTTAAAAATTTCTCTCTTTTTTGGTATAAATTTATTAAATTCTTCTATTGGCATCCAAAATCTATAAAAATACGCATTTATTAATACTTTACCATCTTTAAATGTTAATTCTTCCATAATATATTTGTGATAAAATTGTTATTACAAATATATAGTAAAAATTATTATTATTTTTATTACTGTAAATATTTTTCAATAAAACTATTTAATTCAATTATTTCAATTGATTTCTCTTGTTTTGCTTTTTTCATTTTTGTAGTTTCTTTAGATAAATCACCAACAACTAATATATTTGTTGATTTAGTTATTTGATTTTCAACTTTGCCTCCTCGTTCTTGTATTAATTCGGTTATTTTACTTTTGGTCATGGTTTTTAATTTAAAATCTGACAAAACAATTGTTATGTTTTTTAGACTTTGATTTTTATCTGATTTATCTGATTTATCTGATTTACTTGATTTACTTGATTTATCTGATTTATCTGATTTATCTGATTTATCTGATTTATTTTCTAATTTATAATTTAAATTTGCTTCATTTATGAATTCTAAAAATTTAGGTATGGCTTGTACAAATTGTTTACTTGTTTTATCTGCCATACCTTCAATTTCTTTGACTTTATTTATTTTTTCTTTTTCACTCAATTTTGAAATTAAAATTGTAGGTTCTTGATCTAATATTGTAGCTATCTTTTTTTCTGCAAAACCTCTACCAAAAATATTTGTAGCCGCTGCTATTTTTGATAATGATGCCTCCTTGATTTGACTATTTAAAGAATTATAAATAGCTGTTGCCATTTTTTCTTTAAAATTTTCAACCTTTTTTAAATCATCTTTAGATAAATTGATTATTTTAGCAATAGTATCTGCTTTTGTATTTACTATTTTTTTGATATTTGCTTCACCTAGTTTATCTACCTCTAAAGTTTTGAAAAATTTTGTTATAGTTTTTATTTTTACTGTTTCATCATCTTCTTTATTTTTTAAAACTATATCTACATGAGTTTCATTCCACTCATACTCTTGTTTTGGCATTAATGTTTGTGATGCGGGTGTAACGATTGCTTCTATATGTGGAATTACATCACCACTTCTAATTAATCTTACAACTGCACCAACACCAATTTTGTTATCTTCTACAAATTTTGCATTAAAAGCAGTTGCATATTCAATTTTTGCACCACCAATTGTAACTGGTTCTATTTGAATTCTGGGTTTAAGTAATCCATCTTTTGATGGTGTCCATAAAACATCAACTACTTTTGCTTCCATTACTTGATCTGAAATAACCATTTTAAATGCAAAAGCGTGTTCTGGATTTTTACTAACTCTTGGATAAACTTTGTCATGTATGCATATAATTCCATCAATTGTATATTGATATGAAGATCGCCATTCAAGTAATTTTTCTGATAAAAATTTATTTGTTAATTTATCATTTGTTATATTTTGGATGTTTTCAACAGTTATTGCTTTTATTTCTTGTAATTTATTTAATTGTTGTGATGGTGTTAAATTTTCTGGTTCTATTAATTCATATGCAACAAAATCTATATCTTCTAGTCGTTTTTTATCTTCTTGAGTGAGTTGTTTTTTATTTACTATTCCAGATACAAAATTTCTTGAGTTTTTATATTGTTCTTTATATTTTTCTTGAAAAATATTTTCTTTAATTATTAGTTCACCGCGAATTGTTAAATTATCTTGTTTTGGTAAATTTAAATATGGTATCAAATGATCTATATTTTGTCCATATATTCCATTTCCTCGTGTATAAAGATTTTGTTTTTTGTCATGACATGTATATAAAGCACTTATACCATCTAATTTACAAGAAATAACAAATGGTTCTGAAAATTTAGATTTAAATTTTTTTAGAGCTTCTGTATCTGGTTTTATTTTATCCATTGACCACATTTCATATGGTAATTTTACTTTATTTTTGTCTAATTTAATTTCTGTGTGTTGATCTTTTGCTAATTTATTATCTGGATATTTTTCCAGAATATATTCACGTAGAATATCGTATTCATTATCTGTTAAAACTTCGCCTTCACATTTGTCACTACAATAATAATTATCAATTGCTAATTTTAAGATTTCTGTTAATTCATCTTGAGATAAAATATCTAATTTTGAAATTCCTTCTTGTTTGAATTTTTCAATATTATTTATTATTGTTAACTGTTGTGTTTTTTTATTTGTTTTTTTTAGAGTTTCTGTTTTTGGTTTTGTTGATTTATTTTTTATAGTTTTTTGTTTTGATGTTTCTGGTTCTTTTGATGTTTCTGGTTCTTTTGATGTTTCTGGTTGTTTTTTTTCGGATTTTAAAACTACTGAGTTTTGATCTCGTCTTGATTCTGGTGATTTAAATTCCATATTTAAATAATCAAATATATCTTTTTCTGTTAAAAATTTGGGTTCTGTTATTTTTTCACCTTTTACTTTATTTTCCATACTATGAAATCCATGTTCATTTAATGTCAAGTTTTGTGTTAAAGCATGTTGACGCATGGCTGTATTAAATTCTTTTGATCCTGTAAAATATAAAATTGCAAAAGCATATTCATCAGGAGGTGAATATAAAAAGTCTAATCTTCTAGCAATAGATTCTTCATTTAATTTTGCAATAACCATACTTTTTTTATCTCCTCTTGATAAAAACACTTTTATTATACCTGCATTACTTAGATTATCTAAAAATTTATCATAAATTGTCTTACTGTTTTTATTTGATGTTATTATAATATCTATATCACCTGAATCAGGTCGATTACGTCTATAACTACCTACTATTTCAAATTTACTATCATCTAAATCATTTAACTGATTTTGTGTTGTTTTAAATTGTTGATTTAATAAAATTTCAAATTGTTCAATTTCTTGTCTGGGTATTCTTTGTAAAACTTGTTCATAGTATTCTAGTCCTTTTTGTTGTGTTGGATTTAATAATTTCAATGGTTTTTTTCCTTTTCCTGGGATTTCTTTGTTTTTGTTTTGTTTGAGTTGTTCTATTGTTGTTATTCCTAGATCTATAATTTTTTCAGCAGCAGCATCTCCTATTCCATGAATTTGCATAAAAACATCTTTTTTTTCTTGTTTTGTTTTGTGTTGTTGATATTCATCAGTACCATATTTTTCTTTTAATTGTTGTAAATTTTTTACTTGTTTTGTTTCAATAAATTCATTGAATTTATCAATTATAGCTTTACCAATTCCAGGTAAATCTTTAATATCATTTGACGATGATAATTTGTCTAGTTGTTTGATTTGATCTTGTGCTTCTCTGTAAATTTTTGCTTTAAAATTTTGTTTTTCATGATTTTTATTGTAATATTCTAATTGTTTTAATATTTCAATAAAGTCTTGTTTATAGTCTTGTTCTTGACTAATCATTTCAATAATATTATAATATCTTTTTATCTTTTTTATTTTTATTTTATTTTTAATCTTTTTCAATTTTTCTTTATTAATATTGGTATTTTATTGAAAATAAATTATTTTATTTATATATAGCAATGGTTTTAAAAATTGTTACAAGTGGTGCTCAAGAAAAATATTTAAATGGAGAGCAAATAGTTGATAAACATTTTAATGTTAAAATTGATTCTCAAAAAAAACCAAAAAAACAAGTATCTGCTACAATTGAGGATTCTGGAAATGTATATCATATGACTGATTCTCTACAATCTTTTATCAATAATTTAAATCGAGATAATGATTCAATATTTGAATTTTTAGGAAAAGAACAATATCGTCTAAAACATACTCTTCCATTTATTAATAAAAAAGTTACTAAAAAATTTATACGTCAATCTCCAAATAAAGTTTTAAATAAAGTTAAAAAAACACATAAAATTCTAAAAAAACCTTTTACTAGAAGAGTTAGAAAAAAAATTAAAGATTTAAAAAAATAATTTATTTATATTTTGTTATATTAAATAATGAATAATAATTTGTTGCATCAATTTGGTGGAGAATTTGCTGAATTAGATAAAAATAGTATTATAAAATTGAAGAAAGTATGTAAAAAAACCGGTAATCCTCGAGCAAATTTTGAATCTCCATTATTTTTACGAAAGTGGGTATCTAAAATAGAAGATTTTGATAAAATTAAATCAATATTTGATAAAAATATTGGTGATGACTATTTTTCAACCTATAAAAGACCTGAAATTTCTAACATTATTCAAATTTTTCCAGATAATTTAGAAAGTAAACTTAATTTTCAATTTAAAATTCATGAAAATAGATTTAATATTTCTTTTGATCATAAAGATCAAGACTATATCAAAGAAATTGATAAAACTTATGGTATAATATGTTTTGGTCCAAGTGCTAGTGGTAAAACAACTTTAATGGAAAAATTTTTTAAAGATAAAAAAGCTAGTGTTTTAAAAATAGATGGTGGTTTATTGCGTGATATTGATAGAAATTATATAAATATTAGAGATATACCTTGTAGTCTACTACCTGAAAATCACCCTTTACGGCTCAAATTTTGCTCCAGTGAGATGCTTAGAAAAAAAAATAAAGAATTACAAACATTATCACGAAGTAGATCACGAAGCAGATCACGAAGCAATTCACAAAAATTATCACGAAGTAAATCACAAACATTATCACGAAGTAAATCACAAAAATTATCACGAAGTAAATCACAAACATTATCTAATTCTCGATCAGATATATTATCTGATTTTTGTATTGGATTTGAACAACTTAATAAAACCGATGTGGTTAATACAACCGAGGTGGATAAAGATATTAATATTAAATTATTGATGCAGAACGCCATCCGCGCTAAGCTTAATGGACAAAGAGCAAAAGATTATATGTTAGATTCTCCTCGATTATTTCCAAGTGAACGTTTAAAATACCATTTAATGTCCAGTTTATCTAATACTAGATCTATTGAAAATTTAATTAATGAAAAAATATCTGTTTATATTGCAGAAACTAGTCCTAATACAATACATTTTGATTTAATTAATAACATGAAAAAAAAGGCATTAGAAAAGAAAAAAAGTTTTGAAAAAATTAATATGTTAGTTTGGAATTTTTATGAACAAATATTTAGAAATGGAAAATTTCGTCAAGTTAAGGAAGGTAAAATATTTACAACTGAATATAATAAATTTAAATCAAAAATTGATGACTTTTTTAATAAGGCTCTAGAAAATAAAAACAAAGATGCTCAATTTATTATTTGTTTCAATATTTTTAATTCTAAAAGATTAGAAGAAATTCATAATTTTTATAAAAAAAATTATACTCCTTCTGAAAATATTGAAGATCCAAATTATCCTTATTATAATTTAATAAAATTTAGTAGAATATGGGTAGATAATGAATTTGATATTTCAGAAGATAAAGACTTTATTGAAAATAAATTACGTGAATGTTCTATTTTTGATCATCTATTATTATTTTATACTGAATGGTTGAATAATCGTAAAACATTTTATAAAGATCATTCAAAAAAACAAATATTCAAAGAATTTTTAAAACATTATAAATTTATTAGTAAAGAAGATTATAACAGTGTTGATGATGTCTATCATTTTTTAATGGGTAATAAAGCTAAAAATATTAAACATGAGTTTGTTGAAAAAATGAAAGAAGAATATAATAAGGATCCAAATTTTTCGATAAGATTAACTTATGAAAAAGTATCATATTATAAAATTTATGTTATAGACTTTTTTGAACAGGAGATATTTTATCAAGATTATAAAGATACTTTAATTAAAGAAATTAATGATATTAAGCTTCGTTTCTCAAAAATAGATATAGATTATGCAACGATTGATGAATACAAAAAATTATTGAAAGATTTTATTTCATATAATAAAGATAAGCTAAAATTATTTGAAAATCAAGAATTTAAAAAAATACTTGCTGAGTTAAAAAATAAGTTGAAACCTAAAATTATTGAAGATTATAAACCTAAAGCTGGAAATAAATTTGCTAAAAAATCTTCTCGTAAGTTGTTTAATAAAATACAAAAACTATTAAAAAACTCAATATCTAATAAAAAATTTAAACTTACATCTAAATTACCAAATAAACTAAGAAATAAAAAATTTACTTTACAAAATAAATTAAAAAAAATAAAAAGAAAAAAACTATAGAACATGATATACTTAAGCAAAAAACTATCTCAAATATTAAATAAATTATTATATAAATCTTTGTATCGTTCTTGTTGTTGATTACTTTTTATAGTTTTTATAAGTTCATTTTTATCATGCAACATTGTATTTACTGAATTTAAATATTTATCTGTTGCAAATAAAATTGTATTATTTATATAAATTGATTCTATTTGTAATTCTTTTATTGTTTTTATAAATTTTATAAAATTTATTAAATCATTTTGTATTTCAAATTCTATAATTATAATAAGATTGTGTTTTTTTATATGTTTATTTATACCTTCAAGTTCATGATCTTTATATAAATTTATTTTATTACAATTTTCTGCAGCTTCATTAACTATATTTTCTAGAAAAAAATGATTTTTATCATTTTTTAGTTTAATAATTATTGAAATACTAAAAATCATTTTTTATTTATTTAAATAATTTATATAATACAAATTATTTAAATAAAACTTTATATCTTTTACTATTACTATTGGTATGCCATTGCCATTATGTTTAAATGATTCAATTGACTATATTGTTAAATGTAATAGTTATCAAAGAGATCAATTAAAATGTACTGTTATTATCAATAATAATTTGAATGAAACATGTTTATTTGATTATGATAATGGTATTGACTTTTTGTATAATATATCTGCCAATGAAGCTTTTTTTATTTTGAATAATTATTTATATAATTTTTCAGTTTTAAGTTTTGTTTTTTGTTTTGCTATTTTATTTAGCTGTTTATTTCTTGCTCATTGTGTTTACAATCCAATGATAACACAATTTAAAATAGAATTAGATAAAAATCGTGAATTATATGAAACTGATGCGTATTTATTTGAGTACTTAGAAGAATTTTATGAATTGTCTAATAATGACTTATCTGGTGATTTTTTAAAATCTTTGAAATTTAAATATATAAAGCAAGAAACACCAAAAGGTTGTGTTTTAATGAATTATGATTATAAAAATGAATCATTTAATTATTATTCTAAAAAATCTAATATTATACCTTTTCAATATTTAGATGTTGTTTCTAGAATTTATGTAGTTAAATATAATTGTAAAAGTTTATATATTGATAACTATGATAATTTAGATAAAGATCGAGATAAAGATCGAGATAATGATCGAGATAAAGATCGAGATCGAGATAAAGAAATGAATGTTTATTTAGATACTAGTTATAGTTGTTTTTACAAACCAAGTAAAATTAATATATCTAAAACAAAAAAGTTAGAATTTAAATCTAATAAATATAAATATTTAGGAACTATTGAAAAATTTGTTACTAATTGTAAATATAATAATTACAGAATTAATAATAGTAATATAGATATTTCTAATCAAAAGTTTCAGTCTGAATATGATATCAATGATGAAAATAAAGGCAATGATATATTCTTTATAAATAAATATCATGATTTAAATGAAAATCTTGATCTCGATAAAAATCAAAATGATCTCGATAAAAATCAAAATCTTCATGAAAATCTTCATGAAAATCTTAATGAAAATCTTGATGAAAATCTTGATGAAAATCTGGAAAATTTATCAGATAATTCTAGTGATAATTTAGATTGTGATGAAATATCTAATATTTCATCTTTAAATAATAATGAAAAATTTCAAATAAAAGAGAGAAATATATCATTTAAATCATTTAAAAAAATATTTTCATCTAATAAAAATTAAACTATTTGTTTATAATAAATGTTTAAACAATATGATTATTTATTTTTCGTTTTTATTTTTTTAATAATTTTTTGTGAGATTTCTGCTCAATATTTATTTAAAAAATCATTGATTACAAAAAAAGAATTTAATTTATTTGTTATTATTGGTATTATATTATATTGTATTATTGGATTTTTAGTATTTAAAATATTAGATTATGGAGAGATAATAATAATAAATATAATATGGCATTTACTACATTTCATAATTTTATTTTTAATTGGTTATTTTATTTTTAAAGAAAAATTATCATTAAAAAAAGTCATAGCAAGTATTATTGGAATGATCGCTATTTTTATTTTTTTATCTGATAATCATCATCACTAATTTTTTGATTTTAATCTAACCATCTTTGAAACATTGGTACTTGTACAAAATCTGATTCTATTTCTTCATTATCTTTTGTATTATCTTTTGTATTGTCTTTTGTATTGTTTTTTGTATTGGCTTGTTTTTGTTGTTTCGATTTTTTTATAGGTTTCTTTATTTCTTTTTGTTGGGGCATTTCAGTTTAAATTTTATATTTTAATTTAAATTGAAATTGATTTCAAAAAGTTCAATTTTTTTTTTGTAAATAATTCAAATACCCTATTGATTTTTCTAAACAAAACGATGACTCTAATTGTTTTTTTGCTATTTCAAGCGCTTTTTTTTCTTGTTGAGATAATGATTCTATATATTTTTGCTTTTCTTCATCTTTTTCATTTTTTTGATTTTCTTTAATAGAATTCATTATTGTAATTTATGTATAAAATTTTATATAATATTAGTTTCAATTTATTTTTATAATTGATAATTTATTGTAAATAAATGTTTTTTTCCATTATTTATTTTTATGTTATCATTATTTAAAATATCTATTAAACTAGTATTTTGATTCATATTTAAATTGTAATTATTATTGATTAAAAATTCATAAATTGATGAAATATCATTTATTGTGCAAAATTCATTTTTATGTGATGAATTATTTAAAATTTCTGAACTTATAGCATATATACAATTATGAAATTCTATATTTTTTGCTTTTGTAGATAAATTAGATTTTGAAATTAATTTAACAAATTGTTTTAGAGGTCCTTCTGGCAATTTATCTATTGTTAAAATATGATAATATTCTTGATTTAAACTATTATAATATGGTTCTATATAAATTATATAAATTTTAATCATATTATTATATATTATATAATATTATGATTCAAAATTTAAATAACGTAGACAATAATAATAATAATAATAATAATGATAATAATAATGATAATAATAATGATAATAATAATAAAAATTTTATAGGTAAAGGAAGTTATGGTTGTACTTATTTTCCAGGTATGGATTGTTCTGGTAAAAAAAATAAAAAAAAATATTTAACAAAAATTGAAGAAATTAATTTTTATAGTGATAATGAAATAAAAATTTCTAAAATAGTTAAAAAAATACCTAAATTTAGAAATTATTTTTGTCCTATTTTAAAGCATTGTCAAGTTACTTTTCAAAAACTAGAAAAATCATCACTAGAATTAGATAAATGTGATACTTTATTTGATGATTTTATTAGTATTAAAAAACAAGATAAATTTAAACATCTTTCATATGATAAAAAATTTCACAAACATTTTGAAATGAATAAATATTATTTGTTTTCTATTAAATTTATTGAAAATACTTCTTTAAAAAAATTTTTTGTTAAAATAAATAATCATACCGATTTCTTTAATAATTTTTTAATAATTTATTTACATTTATTAAATTCTATTTATTTGTTGAATAAACATAATATTATTCATAATGATTTACATTACGAAAATATAATTATTGACAATAAAAATAATAAACCTATTATTATTGATTTTGGATTATCTTATAATCTTAACAAAATGTTTAATCAAAATAATATTATTAATTTAAAGTATTTGAAACGATTTTATATGGATTTTAGAGAAGATTCGTATAATCATAACTTAGAAAAACGATTTATTTCTTATATTACATATAATAAAACAGCAAATCATAATATAAATGTACAGTCTAATTTTGAAAAAAATAATTTAACCAAACAAGATATTGATTATTTTATATTTGATACTCTACAAAGTATTAAAATAAATGAAGAAATGGCTATTTTTTTTATAGATAAAGAGATAGATTACTATAAAAGTGCATTAGAAAAATTTTATTACAAATATTTACATAAAGAAACTTATAAATACTATACTGATATAGTTAATGAATTACTACCTTTTGTATTTGAATTTGAAGATTTATATAAGTTAACAATTGATTATTTATTAATTTGTTATATAAAACAAAAATTTATCGAAACTAATATAAATTTAACTTTAATTTTTAACTGTTTTATACAAATTATAAAAAAAGTATTGCATCCTGATCCATATATGCGATTAAAATTTTCTGAAATTAATCTTATCATTAAATTTATTATAAAAAAAATTAATAATATAGATATTACTTTAAATGATAAAGAAAAACATATATATTTTTATACTCAATTTGATGAATTTATTGTAAAAAATAATTTATCTAAGAATATTATTTTTCAAAAAGATTTTGCTTATATTGATTTTGACTCTATACTTAATAATGATGTTATTAATTTTATTAAAAACACTAATATTGAAGTTTAATTTTGATTTTGATTTTGATTTTGATTTTGATTTTGATTTTGATTTTGATTATAACTATCTAATAATATTTCTTGTAATTGATACTCATGATAACTTGTGTTATTTAAATTTATGAGAAAATTTTCTGTAAATTCATTAATAATATTATCAAAATTTTCTTCATTACTTATATCTATTATATTTATTTGGTTGTTGTTGTCTTCATTATTTATAACTTCTTTATAATCAAAACTATATCTACATACTGGGCATAAATTTGATTCTTCTTTTAACCATTTTTCTATTGCTTCTGGAAAAAAATTATGTTTACAAGGTAATTGAATTATTTTGTCATTGTTTTCGAAATCTAAATAATATATAGGACAACATTTGTTTGATGTATTTGTATTTTTGTTATATAGTAGGGTTTCTAATTTTTCAAACTCATTATCTCTTATTACTTTTTTATATTTATTTTTATCATCTATTGTAGAATTTATAAAATTGTTAATATTACTACTATCAATAATATTATTAACAGTATATCTTTGATTATCTAAACTAAAATTGTTTAAATTTTGTATATTTTCTATTATTTGTTGGAATGATATCATACGATTTTCTCTGAAATTATTTATAATTCTATTATTTTGTGTTACTTCTCTCGTAATAATTGATAAATTAGATAAATTAGATAAATCTGGTCTCTCTACTTGTAAAATTATTTCTTGAATATTATCATTTAATGATAAATCATTTATTAATGTATCAATTAAATTTTCCATATATTAATATTACTATATATTTAACAATTAATATTTATTATAATATTTATTATATATATAACTATTATGATAAATAATACTATAAAAAAAATTAAACATTTACAGAAAAGTCTAAATTTATTAAAAAAAATGGTTAAAACTAGATTAAAAAAACGTAAAAGTAAACGCACTGCTAGAGGTAAAAAAACAGTTACAAAAAGTGATCGAACATCTGCATCTGCTTTAAAAATTAAACCATCTATAGGAAAAAAAACTGAAACACGAAAGCAAAAACAACTAAAACATAAACTAAAAAATATAATAGAAAATGTAATTCAACAACAGCGATGTGCTAGAGTTACTAGAAATATTCCATTAAGTCAACAGCAAAGACAAAGAGAAAGAGAAAGACAAAGATTTCAAACTGCATTATCTGTCATAAATCCAAATAGTCAAACTATTATTCCTATTTTACGAAATGAACCAAATTTAATTCGTCCTACTCGCCAGTTTGCTTCAGTATTAAGATAAATAATTTTATAATTTATTTTTTATATAAAATTATTTAGCTTTTTTTATTGGTTTTTTTTTATTTTTTTTTATTTTTTTTTATTTTTCTTTTCTTTCTACCTGCCTGTTTTAGTTTTTCAAGATACACTCTTTCTCTTAAAATATCTCTGTAAATTGTATTAAAGTCATTATGTATGTTATCTATTTCTTTGCGTTCTATTCTTAATGATTTTGGTAAATCTTCTAATGGTAATTGTAAAAACATTTCAAAATAAGATTTATCAAGTTCATTATTTCCAATTAGTTTTAAAAAAAAATTATTCCAACAATTATTGCGTTTTTGTCCAACTAATCTATTATCTAAGTTTTCTAATGCTAAACTATCTAATATTTCATCTAAACATTTTGTGTATTTGTCTAAATCAAATAATGTTTTAGGTTTTTTTCTTGTTAAACTCTTTGAAAAGCTTTTCAATTTACTTGTTATTGAAGTCATATAAAATACAATTAGATAAAAATTAATTGTTTTGTGTTTCTATACTTGATTTAATTTCTAGAAAATTGTCTATCCATTTAAATTGAATTGCTATTGATTTAAGTAACTTTATATCATTGCAATGTATAATTTGATTTTCTACTATATTTATCCATAATTTTACACCTTTATAAAAATTGGTTGTGTCTTCGGTTATAAAACGTAGACCTCTTTCTGTATTTTTCCAAGATGAAAAACTATTATTTACACCAATATCTTCAATAATTCCTTGGGTTACGATTTTAATATTAGATAAAATTTTTTCTTTGTTATTGTTTTCTACTTGCATTATTTATTTATTTATTTATTTATTTATTTATTATTTGTAAAATTAATCAATTTTATTGTTTTAGTTTTCTAGACCCATTTTTTTGTTTTTTATTAAAATTTGGTGTTTTTATTTTATAAATTTTATCAAAAAATAAAATTAATGTATTTTCTTTCTCAAATTTGCTATCATTATAATCGATATTATCTATTTTTTTTAAACATTCTAATTTATAACTTTCTTTATCATATTGGCTTTCTAGTTCTACTAAATCGTCTAAATCATAATTTAAAACAAATTTGATTATAAAATTTAATTTATAATTTTCATTTTTGTTTGATTGTTTTTCTTGATCAATATATTTGATTAACTCTTCTTTTTTTAATACTTTGTTTTCAATTAAAACTTTTTTATTAGTTTGATAACTAATTTTATAATTATCTGTATAAAAAGTTAAAATTTTTAACTTTGAAATATTATTTTCAAAGTTATTTATATCTTTTTCTAATGATTCTATATCTTCACTATAATAATTGTTTAAATCCATATATAATTTTCATTTTTTTTTATTAGAAATTTAAACAAAAAAAAATTTATTGTTTTGCTTTGCTTTGTTTACCACCCTTTATAAGTTTCATTATCTGAATTGTTATCACTATCATATTCCATATAATAATTATTCTTAATTTTATATATTTCTTCTTGTATATAGTTTTCTTCATCTACAATTTTTTGTATATCATTTTTATAATCAATATATGGTGATCTATCACCTAATAGTTCATTTTGTGTATCTCTATAATTATCCCAATTATTGGCTAGTTTAATACATAAATTGTACCAATCTTCTAAACTATAATTTTTTAAATTTTCTTCTTCTTGTTTTTGCTTTTTTTCCTTTATTTCTTTAAGTTTTTTTAATGATGATTTATTTAATACAGTCCATCCATTTGATTCTATACCTTTTTTTTCTTCATTTTCTGGTTTTTCTATATTTTTTGTAATATTTACATATGAAATCTTATCACTCATTGCTATATATAAATTAGCTATTTAATTAACTATAACTCCAAATATATAGATATTAACTCGTTATAACTTTTATCTATTAAAACTATTTCTCTCAATTTTTTTTTAAGAATTTGTAAATTTTTGTTTTTTGTTTTTTATTTTTTATATTTCAATATTATAAAATGAATAAAATTTATTGTCCTGAAAATAAATTAAATTGTAATATCAATTTATATGCTAATAATGGTGGAGGAGGTATAACTATGAAAAAAAAATATGCTAGTAAATTCAATAAAGTTTCTTCAAATACACAATTTTCAATTAATGGTATTAATAATAGAAATATTCATAGTCTTGTTGGTAATCCTAATAATATGATTTCTCATGACCCATTTAGTAATATTTCGAATGCATTATGTAAAACTAATGATAATACAATTAAAACTAGTGTTAAAAATACGAAAGGTTTAATTAGTAGTAAATTAGTTATTAATAATAAACATATACCAGAAGCTTCTCCACTTTATTCGCAAAAATGTTATAATATTGTTAATAAGGAACTACTTGATTTATATAATGACTCTAGCTTAAATACATGTTTTGCTATAAATCCTAATTCTGATCTTATTAAAACACGAGCTGGTTTAAATAAATTTTTTAATTTAGGTAATACAGATCAAAGTACCTATATTTATTATAAGAAATATGGTTTAGGATTATCTAGACAAAATTATTTAACCAATATATCTAATAATACTGGAACTAATAATTGTGGTGCTAATAAAATAGTAGGCACTAATAGAGTAAATACATTGAAAACACAATGTAATATTACTAAAGATATGAATCATATTCATGGTTATACTCCAGGTTATCAAATTTACTATAATGATACAACTCTTTTTACTAAAAA